GCGTGATGGACATGCAATCCGCCATTAACCGCGCCGCCGCGAAAGCGAGACGACACGCTGCCCAATGTGACGCGAACGATGCTGTTCGAGAAGCGATCCGCAAGGGCGTTCCTACCGACCAGATCATTGCTGACCTTGGCGTGACCATGCGTACGGTGCTGCGCTTTCGGAGGCGGCCGTGATCCGTGCCCTCAACCGCTGGCTGGCCAAGCGCCGCCTGGCCCGCATTTGTCGGGAGAACATGGCCCGCATTCACTCCGGCCCAGCGCGTGATCGTCTGGGGCGGTTCATCAGGAAGGAAAATCACGCATGAGCGATAACGTAGCATCGGATCAGTTGCGCCTGTTCATTGAGCGCATTGAACGGCTGGAGGACGAAAAGAAAGGCATCTCCGACGACATCAAGGATGTCTATTTGGAGAGCAAGGCGAACGGCTACGATCCGAAGACGATGCGTAAGATCGTCCGTCTCCGCAAGATGGAGAAGAACGCCCGCCAGGAAGCCGAAGCACTGCTGGCCACCTATGCCGCCGCCCTCGGCATGCAGTTGGGATTCGACATCTGATGAAGCGCGGCGTTCAAGCTCTCGGCCGCCTAAAGGTTGGTGCACAGAACAAGACGGAAGCCGCTTACGAGCGCGAAGTTCTGCGCCCAGCGTTGATGGCCGGTGAAATCCTCTGGTACCGATTCGAGGGCCTGAAACTGCGACTGGCTGACAACACTTTCTACACGCCAGACTATGGCGTGATGCGTGCCGATGGTCTGATGGAACTGCACGAAGTCAAGGGATTCTGGACGGACGACGCCCGCGTAAAAATCAAGGTCGCCGCAGACCAGTATCCATTCCGTTTCATCGCCGTGAAGGCCCGCCCAAAATCAAAGGGCGGTGGCTGGGATCGCGAGGTGTTCGAGTGACCATCTTCCCCCTCGACAACGCCTCCAAGGCCACAGGCATTCCAGTTGCCGATCTGCGCGGCCCAATCCGCACCCGGCATATCTGCTGGATCCGCTTCGCCATCATGGAATCCATGCGCGATCGAGGCATGTCTACGCCAGCCATAGGGCGCCTGTTCCACCGGGATCACAGCACCATCGTGTCAGGACTGCGGCAGGCTGAGAAGCTTCGCGGCAATCCGGCATTCGAGAACATCAGGAGCGCGATAGCGTGAGCTTTGCCGCACTCGCATGGGCTTCGAAGCAGAACGTCGGTCGTGCGTCCGACAAGCTGATCCTGCTTGCCTATGCTGATCGGCATAATGAGGAAACTGGCTGCGCATATCCCAGCGTGGCCGCGCTCTGCGAATTTAGCTGCCTGGACCGCAAGACAGTCATCGCATCCGTGGCCCGCCTTGAAGCCCTGGGCCTACTCACAGAGACGGGCGACCGCGCCGGAAACACCAAGCAAATCAAGGTTTACCGGGTCAATATCGAAACAGTAGCGAAATTGGAACCGTCCCAAAAACGGAACAGTTCCGAAATTCCCACGAAACAGTCCCAAAAACGGGACACGGAACCTGTCAGGGAACCTATATCCTCAGAAGCTAAAGCTTCTTCGGATAAGCGCGCGAAGCCGAGCAAGTTTGAATTCGCCTGCCCTGAAGGCGTGGACCCTATGGATTGGTCCGCCCTCATCGACAACCGCAAAGCAAAGCGGGCGGCGCTCTCCGAAGGCGCACACCGCCAGATCATCACCAAACTGGAAACTTGGTCTCGGGCTGGCTGGCCCCCCGGCCCGATCGTTGCCCACGCCGCTGAGCGTGGATGGACGACCGTATTCGAGACCGACGAAATGAAAGGCCCCCGCAATGGATCAGGATCACGACCAGTTCAGCAAGCCCCGGACGGACGCGCAATGGGACGAACAGAAAGCGCAGCGCATCAGGCTCTTGCGAACCTCACTGGAGGCGGAAATCGGGGAACTGGAGGCCAAGCTGGCCCCGCGCTCGCTGGAGGAGATCATGGGGGCACTCGCGCGCTGCCTCACCCTGACCGCCCCTACCGGCATGTCGGCTGACGACCGGGCTGAATGGCTGACGATCGCTGCGCCGGAACTCGCTGACCTGCCATCGATGCTGTTCGATGATGCCTGCGCCCATGCTCGCAGAACCTGCGACCACCCGGCCAAGATCATCCCGGCAATCCTGAAATACGAACCGCCCCATTATTGGATGGGGCCAGACCAGGCTCGCAGACATTTGGCCGAAGCGAAGGCCAAGCTCGAAAACATCGACGCGCCACGCCTCAAGCAAACGGTGGACGAAACCGAAAAGCACGAAGTCGGCAGCGGCATGAAGGAACTGCTGAATGACCTGATGAAGCGGACGGAGGCCAGCCTGTGAACACCACCCCCGTTACCATCGGAAAGGCGACTGCGCCGCATCGACCCGTTCTGCGCTGGCACGGCGGCAAGTGGCTGCTCGCTCCGTGGATCATCAGCGAAATGCCCAAGCATCGGGTTTACGTCGAGCCGTTCGGCGGCGCGGGATCCGTGCTGATCCGCAAGCCCCGCTGTTATGCCGAAGTTTGGAACGATCTGGACGGGCATGTTGTCAACCTGTTTCAGGTTCTCCGCTCCGATCGCGCGGACGAATTGGTCGAAATGCTACGCCTCACCCCGTTCGCATCGGATGAGTTCCAGCAGGCGTACCAGCCCACCGATTGTCCGGTGGAGAAAGCGCGTCGTCTGGTTATCCGATCATTCATGGGCTTTGGCTCGAATGGGCATAATCGCTTGACCGGCTTCCGATCGAACAGCAATCGCTCCGGCACCACGCCAGCGCATGACTGGATCAACTACCCGGATAGCCTGGTGGCCGTGATCGAACGCCTGAAGGGCGTCGTCATCCTCAACCGCGATGCCTGCGAAGTGATGGCCGGGCATGATGGGCCGGAAACGCTGCACTATGTCGATCCGCCCTATGTGATGGACACGCGATCGGACGCTGGCGCGGACTATGCCCATGAGATGGACGACAGCGACCATGAGAACCTGCTGGACTTCCTCGACGGGCTGACCGGCATGGTGATGCTGTCGGGCTACCCACATGAGATTTACGACATCCGCTTGAAGCACTGGACGCGCATCACCCGCAAGGCGCTGGCCGATGGGGCAAAGACGCGGACTGAGGTTCTGTGGCTCAACCCTGCTGCGGCACATGCTCGATCTCAGCTTTCGCTCTTCGGAGCAGCAGCATGACATGCCGCACCAATCCCCGCTCACCCAATTCATCTGCTTCCTCCTCCAACAGGACCGCACCCGCATCGAAGCAACAAGGGAAAGCAGACGCCTCCACCTACGGGATGAGGTGGGGCGGTTTTACTTTGAGAATGTCCATCGCCGCTGATCGGACACCCCACCCGTGAACACCAAGAGGGAGCGCTGAGACATGGACACAGCATCCATCATCATGCTATTCCAGTTCAATGATCCGCACATCATGGTTCCGAGCGCTCAAAGGCATGACGTTCGGGAGAATCTATCTACGGCATATGCGATGGATATGGCCGGGGCGCGGGTCGAATGACAACAGCACGCAAATCAGGAACGGGTAAGCCTGTCGGGAGGCCTACAAACTATGATGCGGCATATTGCCAGAAAGTCATAGATCTCGGCGCTGAAGGCTATTCCATCGTGGAAATGGCGGCAGAAATTGGCGTTGCACGCACTACGCTTGAGCGCCTATGGCCTGAAGCGCACCCAGAGTTTCTGCAAGCCTTGGACGAGGCGCGTGACCGCAGTCAAGCCTGGTGGGAAACGCAGGGGCGCAAGAACCTGACTGCCGATAAGTTTCAAGCGGCCCTCTATAGCCGGTCAATGGCCGCGCGCTTCCCGAATGATTGGCGGGAAAGCAAGCAGGTTGAGCATAAGGGCGGCGTCACCGTGACAACCGGCGAGCATGACGCCGAGCTTTAATCTCACACCCAGGCAGAGGGAAGCACAGGCGGTATGTGCCAGCGGCGCCAAGCATGTCATGTTGTTCGGCGGCTCGCGGTCGGGAAAGACGTTCCTCCTTGTCCGCAATGTCGTGATGCGGGCACTCAAAGCTGCGAATAGCCGCCACGCAATCTTCCGCTATCGGTTCAACGCGATCAAGGCGTCGGTCGTTCTCGACACCTTCCCGAAGGTGATGCGCCTCGCATTCCCCGGCGTGTCGTTCAAGCTCGACAAGACAGATTGGTACGCCACGCTCCCGAACGGCTCAGAGATATGGTTTGCTGGCCTTGATGATGCTGAGCGCGCTGAGAAGGTGTTGGGCATGGAGTTTGCCACGCTCTACTTCAACGAGTGTTCGCAGATCCCTTATGCGTCATTGCAGACGGCAATAACCCGTCTGGCTCAGCAGGTTGAGCAGGAGATAGACGGGCAGCGCCGCCCATTGAAGCCGCGCGTTTTCTACGACGAAAATCCGCCGACTAAGGCGCACTGGTCATTCCGCCAGTTCATCCAGAAGGTTGATCCCGACACAAAGGTCGCGCTCTCGAAACCGGATGATTACGCATGGTTCAAGATAAACCCGGCTGATAACCGAGACAATATCGCAGGCGACTACATCGAGACGCTGGAAGCAATGTCCGGCAAGATGCGGAAGCGCTTTCTCGATGGTGAGTTTGGTGAGGCTGTTGCCGGTGCGCTGTTCACTGATGAGATTATCGAGACATGGCGTGTGATAGATGGGCGCGTTCCCGATTTTGTGCGTGTGGTGGTTGGCGTCGACCCATCCGGTTCCGGAGACGAGGACAATGCTGACAATGATGCGATCGGGATCATTGCGGCTGCTCTTGGCGTAGACGGGAATTGCTACATCCTTGAGGATGCGACGGTAAAGGCTGGCCCCGCCACATGGGGGTCGGTAGCTACATCGCTCTACGACAGGCATCAGGCAGACGCAGTTGTTGGTGAAACGAACTACGGCGGCGCGATGGTCAATCATGTGATCCAAACAGCCCGCGCTCGAACGAACTTCCGCCAGGTCACGGCATCGCGCGGCAAGGTTGTGCGAGCGGAACCATTCTCTGCCCTCTATGAGCAAGGCAAGGTTCGTCATGTGGGCCGCTTCAATGAACTGGAGGAAGAACTGACCAGCTTCACGACCTACGGCTATGTTGGAGGTGACAGCCCCAACCGCGCTGATGCGCTGATATGGTGCCTTGCTGAACTATTCCCATCCGTGGTCAGACCAAGGAAGGAGCAGAAGCCGGTTACGGTCCCCAGCCTCGCAACCGCTTTCAATCGCCGCTGACCGATGGTATAGCAATACCCGCCTGAACCGCACCCCAGGCGCTCGCTTGATTAGCAGGGGTGCGCCTTGACGACAGATACCGAAGCCGAACCGCCCGTTCTCCAAAGGGCGCTTCTCCAGTTCAACACGATCAGCAGCGCCACGCGTGACGAGCGCATGATGAGCCTGGAAGATCGGCGCTTCGTGTTCATTCAGGGCGCGCAGTGGGAAGGCGATTGGGGCGAGCAGTTTGAGAACGGTATCCGTGTCCAGATCAACAAGACCCAGCGCGGCCATGACAAGATCATCAACGACTATCGGGCCAACCGCTTCACGGTCAATTTCCGCCCTGTCGACAGCAACTCAGGCGATGACACATCCGAACTACTGAACGGCCTGCTTTATGCGGATATCTACCGCTCCAAGGGGCAGCAGGCGTTCGACAATGCATTCTCGGAAGGCGCATCCGGAGGCATGGGCGCTTGGCGCCTGTGCAACGAGTATGAGGATGAATACGATCCCGACAATGAGCATCAGCGCATAGGCATTTACCAGATCGTTGACGCCGATCAGCGGGTCTATTTCGATCTCGACAGCAAGCTCTACGACAAGTCAGACGCGCGCTACGCCTATGTGCTGCACAGCATGACGCCGGAAGCCTTCAAGGACGAGTATGGTGACAACGCGCTGGCGACATGGCCGGAGAACCGGGCACGGGCAAACTGGTTCGATTGGTTCCGGCCAACGATCGTCTATGTCGCGGAATATTATGAGGTCGAGGAACGCAACGAGGAGTTGCGGATCTACAGCCGCAAGGCCACTGGCGAGGAATTCAAATATTGGGCGTCAGAAGTCTCGGAAGAGATGGCGACGGATCTCAAGAACCGTGGCTTCGAGGTCCGCAAGACGCGCAAGGTCAAGCGCAAGCGGGTGCACAAGTGGCTGCTGTCCGGTGCCGAAGTGCTGGAGGATTGCGGCTATATCGCTGGCTCCTGCATTCCGATCATCCCTTTCTACGGGAAGCGGGTGTTCATCGACAATATCGAGCGGTTCAAGGGACATGTGCGGGACGCGAAAGACCCAGCCCGCGTCTATAACAGCCAGATATCCAAGCTGGTCGAAACAGCCAGCCTTGCGCCGCGTGAGGTGCCGATCTTCGCGCCTGAGCAGATGGAGGGGCTGTCCACGCATTGGGCGCGGATGAACATCGATCGCCATCCCTATGCTTTGGCACACCCGATCACCGATCCGCAATCAGGGGCAATCGTCCAGACCGGCCCCATCGGCAAGATCGAAAGCCCACAGCTTTCCCCTGTGCTTGGGGCATTGATCCAGCAGACCGGCAACGACATCGCGGAAATCACCAACGGTGATGACGGCTCGATGGAGATCAAGTCCAACGTCTCGGCCGATGCTATGGACATTGCCAGCAGCCGGGTGGACGCGAAATCCTTCATCTACACGGACAATTTCAGGCAGTCGATGCAGCGGTTCGGCGAGGTCTATTACGCCATGGCAAAAGAGGTCTATATCGAGGAAGGCCGCGAGGTCCAGAAGATGGACGAGGACGGCGAAACCGAGACAGCGACCTTGCATGAGCTTTACACCGATCCGAACACGGGGGTTCACGGCAAGCGCTACGATTTGTCCGTGGGCCGGTTCAATGTCATTGCCGATGTGACGGAAGCGACCGCGACCCGGCGCGATAAGACGGTTCGCACGATGATGACGCTCGCGCAGGCATCCACGGCTGTCCAGTCGCCGCAGATCGGGCAGGCTGCGCTCCTGACCGCAATCAAGAATATGGATGGCGAAGGCATCGATGGCTTCAAGGACTTTGCCCACAAGATGGCTGTCCAGCTTGGACTGGACGAGCCGACCGCTGAAGAACAGCAGAAGGCGCAAAACCAAGAGCAGCAGCCCGATCCGCAGTCGGTGGCGCTTATGGCTCAGGCACAGGCGTTGCAGGCGCAGGCGGGCAAGCTGGAGGCGGATACCAAGCTCAGCAACGCCAAGGTCGTGCAGACGCTGGCTGATGCCCAGAAAACCGCAAACGAAGCAGGCCAGATCGCCCAGCAGCCATTACCGGAACAGGCTCCGAATCAGCAGCCAGCCATCGCTCCTGACATGTCAAGGGCGGCTTGATGCGAAGTTGCGAAGCTGGTATGCAAAGTAGGCTTTAAGCACAAAGAACGGGGATCGCATGGACAACGATGAATTGCCGCCTGATGAAGGCGAGGACGTTCTGGATCTGGTTGACGAGCAGGAACCTGATGACCAGCCAGAGGATCAGGAAGAGGCCCTGATCGGTTTCGCGGACGAGGAAGGCGCGGACGAGGAAGAAACGCCCGTCATCAAGCGCCTCCGAGAGCAGAACCGGGAACTGGCGAAGAAGTTGCGCCAGCGCAACGCACCGCAGAATGACGATGCGGATCCCGAGCCGGTTGTTCCATCTCGACCCAGCCTTGCCGATCATGATTACGATCCGGACCGCTACGAAGCTGCGATGGTGGCCTATGATCAGGCCAAGGACGACCACCGCGAATGGGAGCGCCGCGAGGACACGCGCAAGTCCGCCCGTAATCAGCAGCAGGACGAGCGTGCCCGCAAGGTTGAGCAGCAGAAGACCGCTTTGGGCGTTCGTGATTTCGACGCGCGGGCGGGTGAGGTCAAGGATCGGCTGTCCGATGCGCAACTCGCCATCCTGATCGAAGGCGCGGATAATCCGGCGCAATTGATCTACGCGCTCGGCCGCTCGCCAACTCGGCTCGAAATGCTGGCCGGTGAGGACAATATGGCGAAGTTCGCGGTCATGCTTGGCCGCCTGGAAAAGGATATCAAGGTGAGCAAGAAAGCCCCTCCCCCGCCTGAATCCGGGCGCGTTCGCGGTGCCACCGCTTCGGTTTCCATGGGTGACAAGGAACTGGAACGGCTGGAGAAGGAAGCGGAACGCACGGGCGATCGGTCGAAGATCATTGCCTATAACAGGTCCAAGCGTCAGGCCGCTTGATTAAATCCGTGGCGAGTGGTATCTGAATACCGCTCGCCACCATACAGCGACCACCGGCTGCAACAGGTGAGAGGCAAGCAAACAGCCCGGAGCACGCCTCCGAGATCGGTACAAATCCTTTCTCGTGAGGCATTATGGTTAACTCCTTTTCCAAAGAAGAGCGCGTTGCGTTCGATCAGGTTTTCGAGAAGTTCGAAGACGGCCTGGTCGTTTCCAAACTGTTCAACAAATATCAGCTTGACGATGTGACCGCCGAGCGCACGGGCAACACCATCTGGCGTCCGATGCCCTATATCGCGCAGTCGTTCACCGGCTTGGATCAGTCGGCCAACTTCAACCGCAACTATACCCAGCTTTCGGTTCCGACCACGCTCGGCTATACCCATTCGGTCCCGCTGACCCTGTCGGCCACCGAACTGCGCGACCTGCTGCAGGAGAAGCGCCTGGGCGAAGCGGCAATGCAGCGGCTTGCGAGCGACATTAACATCGACTGCTCGAACCTCGCTGCCCTGACTGGCACCGTGTTCGTCAAGCGTTCGTCGGCTGCGTCGGGCTTTGATGACCTTGCCGCCTGCGACAACGCCTTCAACCGCGTCGGCGTGCCGATGGATAGCCGCAAGGCGCTACTGTCGTCTGGCGATTACAACAGCATGGCCTCGAACCTTGCTACCTCGACCCGTTCGTTCGGCAATGACATTTCCGACCCGGCCCTTCGCAAGGCCTATGTCGGTCCTGTCGCCGGCTTCGAGACTTACAAGCTGGATTATGCTTATCGCAAGGCTGCCGCTGCTGGTTCGGGCATCACACTCAACGCTGCCAACCAGTATTACACCCCGAAGGCCACCAGCACGGCGGCGACGGGTCAGGTCAGCAACGTCGACAACCGCTTCCAGCAGATCACGGTCAACTCGACCACGGGTGTTGCTGCGGGCGATGCCTTCAACATTGCTCTGGTCAACGAGGTACATCACATCACCAAGGCGGATAACGGATCGCTCAAGACGTTCCGTGTCATCTCGGTCGATTCCAGCACCACGATGACGATCAGCCCCCCGATCATCTCGGGCGGCGGCGGCACCGATCCCGAACTGCAATACCAGAACTGCTCGGCCACCCCGACTTCGACGGCGGCGATCACCTGGCTCAACACGGTGGCAGGTTCGGTCAACCCGTTCTGGCAGGCGGACGCCTTCGAGATCATGCCGGGCAACTATCGTCCGAACGAAGATGCTGGCCTTGCGATCCTGCGGGCCACCACTTCGCAGGGCGTGACCGTCACCATGGCGCGTCAGGGCGCGATTGGTGATCTGTCCTGCAAATACCGTTGGGACGTGTTCTACGGCCTCGTCAACAAGCAGCCGGAAATGACCGGTGCCATGATGTTCAGCCAGAGCTAAGGGAGTAACTGAAATGGCATCCACTTACGTTGCTCCGTACACGCAGAAGACCTTCACGGTTTCCGCGTCGAACAAGCTCGCCACCTACAGCGCGGCGGCCTATCAGGTCGACAAGCAGGTTGGTTATCCGACCTTCCCGACCACGATCAACAACGTGTTCGCAGGCTCTGGCGGAAATGTCACCACGGCGTTCTCTGCTGCTACTGTCGTGATCGTCACGGCTGGCTCGCAGGCGGTGTTCTATAATCAGGGTACCGACGCAACGGTCTATGAGCGCGGCAATTACCAGCCGACGCCCGGCACGCTGAACGCTACCGGCACGCTCACCATTGCGCTGATCCAGGGGGGCATTGTCACCTCCACGACTGCCGCAGCGGTGACGGCCACGCTCGATACCGGAACGGTCTGCGATGCGGGCCTGACGATGGCGGTTGATGAATCGTTCGACTGGACCGCGATCAATACTGGCGGCGCGAACGCCTTCACCGTGACGGCTGCGACCGGCCATACGATCGTCGGCGCTGCGGCGGTCGCTGCCAGCACTTCCGGGCGATTCCGCACCCGAAAGACGGCGGCGAACACCTTCGTCACCTATCGCCTGTCGTGATGATTAGCGGCGGGGCTTCGGTCCCGCCGTAACCTTTGGAGGCCCCGATGCAGTTCCCTGCCATGCTTTATAAGCCCGGCTCCATGTTCGAATGGGACGGCGAGATGTTCGATTACGTCATCGTCAACGATGAAGAAGAGGCGGAGATCGCGCTGTCTGACGGATGGAGCGTCGGCAAGCCTGACCCGCTGGACCATGATGGCGACGGCGTTCCCGGAGGCTCCTTGAAGGGGAAGGCGTCAACCCGCTCTCGTGGCGCGAAGGCCAACCGCGCATTGCCTGCTGCAAGTGGTTCGGAGGTGTAAATGGCTGCGCTTCACATAGAAAAGGCCGCCGCATGCCGGGCACTTCACGTTTTCCCCGGAGCGCGGAACCCCTTTAAACAGCTTTCTCGCCTGATCGGGATGCTCGTCAGCATGACATTCACGACAAAGCACTTCAATGTTGGACGGATCATTCCGGAGATCAGGGTAAGCGGCGAACGATTTGATGTGATGCCCATGCAGGTAGGCGGTGGATCCGCACCGCTGACAGCACCCTTCTTCCATTATCCGAGACGAAATGACCTTGCGGCATTGCGCTCGCGCCTCGGCCCGGCCGTCAATGTATTTAGGGTGGCCTGTCCCCTTTTGCTTTATGTTCTTGCACTTGTCGGAGCAGAAGCGCGCCTTTGGTTTTTTCCCGCTCGCAATAGATCGGGAGCGAATGACGCTAAACGGTTTATTGCAGACCTCACACGAAAGTGTGGCTCGATCCTGTTTTTTGCTCGGGAAGTGGCTCCGAGCGCACGACAGCGAGCAGGTGATGAACCCCCTTCGCTTGTAGTGCGAAAGGTACGCCTCAACAGACTTCCCGCAGTGGGCGCAATTGGACCTGACGCGGCCCGCAGAAATCATTTCCATGCCGCCTCTACTATAATGGAGACGGCAGAAAATCAATGCGGTTCTCGGCCGCGCAAGCCGAAGGCAGACGCGGAATGAGTTGGAGTACCAGCCCGTTCGCTCCGACCTTCGGCACCAAGCAAGAGGTGACGGTCACAGCTTCGGCGGGGACGCCGCAGAGCTTGGGCCAGCTTTCCGGGCCAGTTCAGGCGCGGCTTGTCAACCATGACACGGTGAAGGTCGCCTTTGCCACCGGCGCGCAGTCTGTCGTCAACGGCATTACCCTGACGGCAGCCAATATCACGCTGACCGCTGGCCGGACCGAGATCATCACCATCATGCCAAACCAGGACGGTTCCGCCGTCTATTGGAACATCATCAGCGCCGCCTCTCCTGCGGGCAACAAGTTTGAGGTCGTTCTCGGCCAAGGATTTTGACCTATGGCGGAAATTGTCTGGAACCCGAAAGACCCTGATGAGACGGTCGCCTTCCATGACGACTGGACCGATGAACTAGGCGACGATACGGTTGCAAGCTGGGATTTCACAATCACCAGCGGCACGGCGACGATCAGCCAGTCAAAATTGTCGGGCAATGAGTTCCGCTACTGGATCGCGGGCGGGACCAACGGGGAAACCTGCACCTTCCAGAATGAGGTGACGACCGGCAGCGGGCAAGTCCTGCTCCGCACCTTCTCGCTCACCATCGCGACCGATGCTGATAGCTTCCGGCCCGCCACAACGACCAAGCGCCAGTTGGTTGAGCAGATGTTCAACGAATGCGCCATCAATGGCTGGGAATACGACATCACGGCTGAAGAGAAGGATACCGCCCTCACCCGCCTTGACGCGCTGATGTGGGAATTGCGAGGGCGCGGCATCGATGTGAATTACAATTTCCCGCTGGGTATCGGCCGGGGCGATCTGGATGACGTTCTGGGCTGTCCAGATCAAGCTTTCTTCGGTCTCGCCATTCTTGGCGCCGAACGCCTTTGCCCGACTATGGGTAAGACGCAAAGCCGAGAAAGCCGCATGGCATTGACCTCTGCCATGAAGGCGGTTCGCTCAGCCGCTGCGGCTCTTGTTCCGTCGATGGACCTCGCACCTGGAACCCCGATCGGATCAGGCAACAAGTCCTGGTCCACCCGCTATCCATTTTCGATGACGAGCTGATGCGCGTTCCCGTCATATCCGGCGTAAAGACTACAGAAAGCGGCGATTTCCTCGTCAGCTATCCAATCAACCGTGATCCGGTGCTGAAGGATACGGGAATCTCTGACGGCTATCTTGCTCCCCCGCTTGGCATCACGGAAGTGGCGAGCGGCTATGGTGCGAACCGTGGCGGCATCAACTGGAATGGCGTCTGCTACCGGGTCATGGGCATGAGTCTCGTCACGGTCGGGGCGGACTGGACCGTCACCGTTTTGGGCAGTGTGGGCGGGGGCGGCCCTTGTGGCTTCGATTACAGCTTCGACAATCTCATCATCAATAGCGGGGCCAGCCTCTTTTATTGGAATGAAACCGATGGTTTGAGGCAAGTAACCGACCCCGACCTTGGGTCGGTGGTGGATGCGATCCATGTCGATGGCTACACCATGACGACCGATGGCGTATCACTTGTCGTCACCGAATTGAATGACCCTATGGCGGTCAATCCACTGAAATACGGATCATCGGAAGATGACCCCGACGCTGTAACCGGCCTTGGGCGGATGCATGGCGAGGTTTACGCCTTCAACCGCAACACCATTCAGGTTTTCCAGGATATTGGCGGTTCCGGCTTCCCGTTCCAGACTGTAAAATCGGCCACTATCCCTTATGGCTGCGTCGGCCCGCGCGCGAAATGCCAGTTTCTGGGCACCTATGCCTTTGTCGGAAGCCAGAGAAATGCAGGGTTAGGTGTCTATCTGCTTGGGGCAGGTGATGCGAGCAAGATCAGTTCGGCGGAGGTGGACGCCGACCTTGATGCACTCACAGATGATGAAAAGGTCGCGGTCTGGGTTGAAGCGCGGGTGCAGAATGACGAGCAGCGCCTTCTCATCCACACCCCCTATAGAACATGGTCCTTCTCTTCGCAGGTTTCCAAACGATCATCCGTCAAGACATGGGCAAGCTACGTTACTAGCGCTACTGACACAGGCGCCTATGAAGGGCGCGGCCTCGTCTATTGCTACGGCAAATGGATTGTCGGCAGTTCGACGGGCCAGATCGGCTATCTCGATTCCTCGACGGCGCAGCATTATGGGCAGGATGTCGGCTGGCAGTTCGACACGACGCTTTTCTACAATGAGAGCAATCGCGGCATCGTGAACGCGATCGAACTGGTGGGAACACCGGGGCGTGGTTCTGCGGACGGCCGGATATTCTTCTCCTACACCAAGGACGGAGAAACCTGGTCGATGGAGCGCGCCACCTCATCGGGAAGGCTCGGGCAGCGCAATAAGCGACCTGCCTGGCGCACCGGCCTCCGCTTCGAGAATTATATGGGCCTACGCTTCCGGGGTGTTGATGGCTCGCTCATGGGCATCGCGCGGCTGGAATGCGATGTGGAAGGTTTGAGCGCGTGAACCCGCTCAAAACTCGCGCCCTTACTCGCCAGCAGATAGGCGAGTTCGTTGATTCACAGAGGGGCATCCGCGCGTTCGAGGATGTCCAATATGACGTTGCGAGCCAGTATGAGGCGATCACCAACGCATCCTTCCTGACGATCGATGCGGAACCTAGCCTTGGCTCTGAGCGTGTCCTGACGCCAAGCGGTGATTTCAGCGTAACCGATGGCGGCCCGAACAGCACCTACGATCTGGCGCTTTCCGCAACCGGGGTAATTGCGGGCAGCTACGGTGACGCCTCGCATACTGTTAGCGTCGCTGTGGATGATAGGGGCAGGGTTTCGTCGCTGTCATCCTACGCCCTCAATACCGATAACGTTGCAGAGGGTGCGACGAACCTCTATTTCACGCAGGCGCGCGCGCGTGCCGCCCTGTCCTCTGGGGCAGGCATATCCTATGACAATGTGAGCGGGGTTATCGCGGCGGGAACTGTCCTTGCGGCTTATGCTGCTGGGGACATGCCATCGGCCTTCACTCTGGGGATTGTCGACGGAGTGGACGCGTCGGCCTGGCGGACGAATCTTGGACTTGGCACAGCAGCAACGCAGAATACTGGCACCAGCGGCGCCAACGTCCCTTTGCTGAACGGCGCCAATACATGGGGCGCGAGCCAGAGCATCACGGGGAGCCTGACCGCATCATCCAATTTGACGGCTAATGGCGGGACTCTCACGCTCGGTCGGCAAGGTGTTGGCATAGAGGGCGGCCAAGTCACATACGGCTATGGCAACGGCATTGCTGGTGACTGGTTTACCGATGTCAATACAGCCAACGCCTTCCGCATTTTTAGGACAGATGGCGGCGGCACTGTGGTCGCCGCGTCCTTCTCTCAGGCCACTGGCGCATTGACGCTTGCCGTACCCTTGGCAGTGGCAAGCGGTGGGACAGGTGTTTCAACCTCAACCGGTTCCGGATCGGTCGTTCTGTCGACCAGTCCGACGCTGGTCACTCCGGCTTTAGGCACGCCCGCGAGCGGAGCACTGACCAATTGCACGGGACTGCCCATTAGTAGCGGCGTTTCCGGCCTTGGAACGGGGATTGCCACATTTCTTAGCACGCCATCATCGGCAAATCTCGCATCCGCCATCACGGATGAAACAGGATCCGGAGCGCTGGTATTTGGGACGTCGCCATCGCTCTATTCGCCCGTTATGCCTTCAACTCCGTCTAGCAATTGGGGTATCGATTTCGCGCCCTCATCATCAAGCGGTTCCTATGTCACGATAGCCAACAATGGGACATATGACATCGCGACAGGCGCCGGCATGGTAATGATCTACGACGACGCGGCTGGAGGTGCGGGCCTGTTCATGGTCTGGTTCGGCCGCGTTGTGATTATCGCGCAGGATTCTACCATGTTCACCACTACCAGCGGCACGGCGTCTAAGGTAAATGTGTTCTATAATGCAGGCACCGCAAAATATCGGATCGAGAACAAATCGGGCGGATCGCTCAATTTCTACGTTTCGACCATTCGCGCCCGCCCAACTGCATGATCCGATTGACTTAGGAATGGTATCAGGGTACCACTGAACCCGGCAGTTAATGACCAGCGCCAGGTCACTTTGCTTCGGGGCAAGGCTTGGGCGCGCTGCTTCATCTCACCAAAGACGCGGATGCGGTTAACGCGGTGGTCAATCACCCTGCGGTGCGGCCTTTTGTCGGCGCGGCTGATGCTGGGGACATTGACCTGACCCCCCTGCTGGATCGACCTGAGAATATTTTTCCCTTCGGAGATCATGGCGGATTTGCTCTGATCTGGACAGCGCCTCATGCGCGCGAGGTCCATACCTTCATTCTTCCTGAAGGTCGTGGCAAGTGGGCGCGTGATGCTGCCCACGAGGGCATAGAGATGGCCCGCCAGTGCGGTACACGACTTCTATGGACGCGCATTCCTCCTGATGGCCCGAATGTCCGCGCTTATGCGACCTTTATGGGTATGCGCCCCACGGGCGAGCAAATCGAGACATTCGGGGCTCTCTGGCCGATCTACAGCATGGAGGTCTCATGCCAGTAGCAGCCCCACTCATCGGCGCGGCGGCAGGAATCGGCGGATCCGTTCTGGCAGGTAATGCTGCGAAAAAGGCGGCAAACAAGGCCGCCGCTGCGCAGACGGCGGGGGACCAGGCGGCTATTGCTGAACAGCAGCGCCAATATAACACCACCCGTTCCGATCTCATGCCGTGGCAGGCGGCGGGGTCTGCGGCACAGAACCAGATTAACGCCCTGCTTGGCCTTGGCCCCGAACAAAGCACCGATTGGGCCGCCTATGTGCGGGGAAATCCCGATGCCATGTCTGACTGGCAGAAATATCATCAGGATATGAGCCTGTCCGATTACGGGCAGTATCATTACACGTCCGATGGGTCGAGGCGCGATCTCGCGCCATATCAGGTTGCGGGCGGCGCGGCAGGTCAGCAGGCAACCATCGACAATCTCAAAGCCTCACCCCTGTATCAATCGCTTTTCAACAACGGCCAGAACACATTGCTCGCCAATGCGGCGGCGACGGGCGGGTTGCGGGGCGGGAATACGCAAACAGCGCTTGCCAACTTCGGGCGCGATACGCTTTCGGCAGTGATCCAGAACCAGTTGCAGAACCTTACGGGGGTTTCCAGTGCCGGCCAGAACGCGGCGGCGCAGACAGGCACTCTGGGGGCGAATTCCGCCAATAACATATCCGCCCTGTTGAACAATGCTGGCGCTGCGCAGGCTAACGCCGCGTACACTGCGGGAGGTGCGCAGGCGGGCGCAATCAATTCGGCGGTAGGTGCAATCTCCGGCCTTGCGGGCAATAAGGATGTCACAAGCTGGTTAGGGAAGCTGTTCTGATGGACTTGGCTAATCCTCAGAATATGCTTCTCGGCGCACAGTTGTCTAACGGTTATGACGCTGCACAGCGCGCCCTGTTCAACGAGCAAAGCCGCCAGTCCAACCAGAACCAGTTGGACGCGCAGGCGCGGGAAAATCAGGCGCGCCCGATCATCGGGCAGATCGTCGCCAATCCCCGCCTGGCAGACGCTGAGTTCGAGCAGTTGGTGGGCCAACTTGCTCCGCTCAATCCGCAGGCGGCGGCAGAGATGCGCCAGGCCCGCATCGCCCAGCAGCAGCAAGCCGCCTTGCAGAATGACTTCCACGCTGTGGCGGCTGACCCCACAGCCCGCAATGTCGGCACCTTCATGATGAAATACCCCCAGCTTCACGAGGGGATTTCCAAGGCATGGGACGTCATGTCCCAGGGTGAGCGGGAAAGTGGGATCAAGACCGCTGCCGATGTGAAAGGCTTGCTCGACAGCGGAAATCCGGATGGCGCCATTCAACTGCTTCAGTCGCGACAGGAAGCGGATCGTGCAGCCGGCGTCGATGTCAGTAGCTATCCGCAACTTATTCAGGCGATCCGCGACAATCCAGACGGAGCCAAGGTCTGGGTTAACATCATGCTCGCCACTGGCATGGGGCAGGACAAGTTCGCTGAAGCTTACGGTACGATCGGCAAGGAAGGCCGTGAAGCAGAATTGCAGCCCGCAACGGTGCGCGCCGCCAATGCCAAAGCCGCGAGCGCTGAAACAGAAGCCGCCTATGCGCCGCAAGTGGCCGAAGCTGGTCTTGCCAAGACCCGCGAGGATATCCGGGCGAGTGTCGATAGCAGCAAGCTCAATTGGTCAAAGCTGAATCTGGACCAGGACCGGCTCACGACTGAAACCCAACTGAAGCTGGAACAGATGCACCAGCAGGCTGGGCAGTTGGACGCTGGCGCCAATCAGGCAATCAACAGTGCTGTCATCAGCGCGCAGACCAATCAGGCGCTGGCGGATCGGGCCACGAACCTTGCTGAGCAGTTCCAGGCGGCTGATATGTCGTCCGGCTGGATGGCGACGGCAAACAGCGCCTGGAAAGGTGCCTATGGATCGCAGGACGCGGTTTCCGGCCTGCGCCAGTCATTCCAAGCGCTGGTCAACAGTCAGGCGGTCAAGAACCTTCCTCCCGGTCCTGCTTCGGACAAGGACATCCAACTGGCCAAGCAGGGCTTCCCCCCCGCGAACGCGAGCAAGGAATATATCGTATCCTTTCTGCGTGGTATGGCGAAGATGCAGACGGCGGCAGCCAATGCAGATGATCGTCGCGCCAACTGGATTGCGGCGAACAAGAGCCTAGCCCCCGCCCGTCAGGACATCAATGTGGGCGGCGTCCTCATCCCCGCCGGCACGACATTCAGCGAGTTCAACCGCAATGTGGCGAAGCGTGGCACGGATGATGAGCCATCGCCGTGGATGGACGCGATCCTGAAGAAATATGGCGGCCCCTTGAAGGGCAACCGCTGATGGCGAACAGCTACCGCGACCCCCTTTACGCGAAGTTTGACAAGAGTGTCGAGGCTGATCTTGGCCTGCCGCGCGGAATGCTCTCGGACATCCGCACCAAGGGCGAGAGGTCGAACGCCAATCAGGTTTCGGAAGCGGGGGCGCGATCGGTCTACCAGATTATCCCGGCGACACGGGACGCGATCAAGACCCGCTATGGCGTGGATGCTTATGCGGGGCCGGAACAGGCTGCTCGGGCGGCTGGGTTGATCCTCAAGGAAAACCTCCAGCGCAACAACGGCAACCGCGCCGCTGCGGTCGCGGAATATCATGGCGGCACTGATCGCAGCAATTGGGGTCAGCGCACCAAGGCTTATGTTGAACGCGTAACGGGAGGAGGTGATCCAGCGTCTGCCGGTGGCGGGTCAACCTATGATCGGGTAACGGCCCGCCAGCGTGCCAATCAAGGGCCTTCCATGGCCCAGGTATACACGGCCTATCAGAACACCGGCAAGGCGGGCGGAATGACCCCGCAGGAAGCCGCGCAATATGAGCAAGCGGTTCTGTCCGGTCAGGTCATCTTACCACGCGGTGGGTCTATCAGGGCGAAGCCCCCTGTTCCCGTCCTGCCCGCGTCAATCGTGCAGGCTTACAATTCGCACCAAATGGATGATGACCCGGACGCGCGTGCGGAAATCAAGCGCGCGATCGATGCGGGGGAATATGCCCTACCGCGCGGGATGACGTTGCTGGCTCCGCAAGCTCGCAGTGCGGGTGAGCGGTTCGGCATGGGCGTCCGCAATGTACTGGAGGGCGCGGGCGGCTTGGTTGATATCGCTGCTGCACCGGTCAACAGCGCGATCAATCTTGCTACGGGCGCCAATCTCTCGACGCAGCCCTTCCGCGATGTGGGTTCGGCACTGTCCGATACCATGGGCCTAGCCAAGCCGGAAAGCGGCACGGAAAAGCTGATCGGCGCTGGTGTCGAAGGTGGGACGCAAGGGCTTCTTACCGCTGGCGCAGGACTTCCCTTCGCGGGCGCAAGCGGCACCGCTGGCGCTGTCGGGCGGGCGCTCACCGCCGCCCCTGTTCTCGATACAGTATCCGGCGCGACTGCCGGATTAGCTCAGAAATCTGCTGAGCAGGACGGTGCGGGTCCTGTTGGGCAGTTTGTGGCGGGGCTTGCTGGGGGTTTGACCCCTGGCGGCCTCGCTGCATCCGCTGAACGCATTGCTACCCGCGTTAGTGCACCCAAGACGCTGCCCGATGTAGTGGCAGAAGTCCCCCGCTCTGCCGTCATTGACGAGACAGGCAATCTCACGCCCGATGGACAGGAAATCGCCGCCCGTCACGGCGTTAGTCCAGAGGAGGTTGTAGCGGCCTACGAAGCCCCGCCTAACGTCCGGACAGCAAATGACCAGATGGCTCCTGCGGTGGCGCGGGAAGCAACCAACGATCTTCCGGTGCGGGCGGTGGAGGAAGCCCCACCCGTGCGCGCAACGGGGGAACAGCCTGCGGTGGCACGCGAACCGGAAGCGCCGCAAGTCCCCAACATGCCCGATGCGGATCAGACGCCCGATCTCCCGGCGACAGCCCTTGCGCGTCTCCAGGCAGGCAAGGAATTTGGCGTCGACTATTCGCGTGGGCAGGCGACTAAGAGTTTTGATGTGCAGGACGCAGAAAGCCGCCTTCGCAACAGCAACGGCCCGCAGGCGGAAGAGATGCGGCAGTTCATCGCCCGCCAGCAGGATCAGGTCAAGCAGGCATCCGAACAGTTCCGCTCGGCTTTCGGGGACAACACCGTCACTCCAGAGCAGCGCGGGGAGATGGTGCAGGACGCCGTGCGCGAACTGCGCGACCTGGGGCAGAAGGGCGTCAACGAGCTTTACAAGCAGGCCCGCGAATTGGGCGCGCCTGTCGACGTCGACGCGCAGCCAATCCGCAATGCCTTTGAGCGGGTGATGGTGGAAGCCGACATTCCCGATAGCGTGAAGTCGGTCATCAAACAGGAGGCAGCGCGTTACGGGATCATTGGCGAGCCTGTTCCTGTAGGCAAGGATGGCGCGGTCACCTCGGAAGCCGGGATAACGACCGTCAAGCTGGACGATGGCGAGAAGGTCAAGTTCTACGGGCCGCCCGAAAAGCTGCGCCTCGACAATGCCGACAAGTTCCGCACCATCGTATCGAAGCAATATCCGAGCGATGGCCCGCTGAAGCTCTCACAGGTGCTGAAGAAGGCCATTGATGACGCGGTGGAGGAAACTGCCACCCGCGTGGCGACTGAAGGCAATCCGACTGTCTCAGCCAAGCTGAAAGAGGCGCGGCAGGCGGTCCAGACGCAGAAGCAGACCTTCAACGGCAAGGACATCGTCCAGGCCATCGCGGACTGGAAGCGTGGCGCTGAGAATGTCACCGGGGCGCTGAAGCCGGAACAGGTGATGCAGCGCGCCCTTGCCTCCACCTCCGACCTGAAGCGCGTCAAGGCGGTCCTGCTGTCCAAGGCGACAGCCAAGAGCAAGGCGGCGTGGACAGCGATCCAGGCCCATGGGCTTGCTACGATCTTCGAGAAGGCGACCACCCGCACCGCCAATGCGGGCGGCGAAATAGCGGAAGCCATTTCCGGCGCGAAACTTCGATCAGCGATTGAATCCTTCGGGTCCGATAAACTGCGTGTTTTGCTCGATAGCGACCAGTTCAACCAACTCATGAAGCTGCGCCGGGTGATCGAGGATGTGACAATCCCGATCAGTGGCACGACCAACCCCAGCGGGTCTGGCAACCTCATCATGCGTCTCGTCAAGGATGTGGACAATCAGGCCACGGCGGCGATGAGCGCGGCGGGTTTTGCGGTCGGCGGCCCTGTCGGCGCAGCCATCGCAGGCGGCGCGGCACGCATGGTGTCGCCCGCTGTCAAGGAAGCGCGCGAAGCCGCCAAGGCGACAGAAACGCTCAAGAATGCGGCGGAATATACCGCTGAGCAGGCCGCCAAGGACGATACGGTCGGGACCGCACCCCGAAGCGTTGCCGGGAAGGTGGCTGACAAAGCGAAGGCGGGGGCGGGCAAGTCCGTCCGCGCCTTCATCGACACCTACCGATCGCCGCGCATCCTTGCGCCGATCCTTGCCAGTGCGGGGGCACAAGACGAATGACGACGATCGTTTATCAGCGATCCTTTTTCGCGGATTTAAATGGCCTGCCGCTGGATAGCGGTTCGGTTTATATCGGAACGGCCAATCAGGACCCAGAAACCAACCCTATCGCAACCTATTGGGATTCTGCGCTGACGATACCGGCGACACAGCCCCTAAGCGTGACGGCGGGTTATATCGTCAATAATGGCGTTCGGGCGACTGTCTATGTAAGCCAGAGCAGCTATTCGCTCCGCGCCCGCAACCGGGCTGGCATCCAGGTTGACTATGTCGCCAGCGCGACCGATTTTCCTGCCGTCCTGAGTGGCACAACGGGTTCATCATTGGTCGGATTCCTCCAGTCAGGGACCGGCGCTATCTCCCGAACCGTGCAGGACAAACTTCGCGAGCAAGCTGTTTCGATCGCGGATTTTCGCGCACCTTCGGACACCGATTGGACCAACGCGGCGAACAAGGCGGCTGCGACCGGCAAGAATGTCTATATGCCTGCGCTGGCCGGCGGCTATATCGTGTCGGATCAGATCAGCCAGCACGCCAATGGTCAGCAATTCTTTGGGGATGGTGTAACCAAGAGTTACTTCCGCATCCAATCCGGCTTCAACATGGCGGCGAGTGGCGTCATGTATATTCCGTCGACCGCATCGGAAAATGGCGCTGGCTGTTCTGATATCGGCTTCTATTTCGAACAACCGGGCAGCGCGACCGTCCGCGCCAGTCTCATTCAGTATCCGTGGGCGATTTCAGCGCAGGGCGTTTCCCGCCTGAAATTTGGCGGCAGCATCCGCATCAGCGGTGGATGGAACGGGATTGACGTTCGCGGCAACACTGGCGGATTTGAAGCCAATCTGCTTGAGATCGGCGCTTTCAATCAGGGCATGTGGATCGATGGCGCGGCTGACTTCTTCCATGTCACCACCCTTAATTTTTGGCCTTACGGCTATATCAGCGGAAGCTTCCTTACGATCTGGCAGGATGGTTCTACTAACGGCTTGAAATGCGGACGTTGCGACAGTCTGGATATCAAGTCGGTTACTGGATTTAATGTCGCACACAGCTTTTTCAAATCTGGCAGTGATGAGCCATTCGGCTTCATAGGCCTGCTGTCTCTTGATGGCCGACGCTCGATCTTGGCGGCGAGCGGTGGCCGGATTGTTGTTGGTTCGGTCTATGGCACGTCAGACGTTGATGAAACGAAAATAGCCCTGACGGGGACGGCTAATTGGTCCTTTGGTGGACATTGGTTCTTGCCGAACACGACCGGAACAAGCCCCTGCGTTCTTGTCAATAGCGCTTCGGCCATCGGATCGTTTGGCGAAGGCTGGACAAGCAGCGGATCACCTAATGCGCCGATATTTCGCTGCTCTGCGGGGGAGATGATCCTTGACCTTCCGAAATTTGACTTCGGTAGCAACACAACTCGAACGCAGCCATTCATCGATATTGCGGGGGGAAGGGCTACTGTCAGCAAGCCACGATTCAAGGATATCGGCACCGGAAGTGGCAATGCCATCGCGATTGCGTCCGATGAGAACCATGATATCGAGGTGAACGCCTCGCTTGGCTGGGGCGTGTCGCTTCCATCTACAATCGGCGTCGGCAGTTATTCTGTCGATAAAAATTATGGGGTGAATGCAACTGTGGCGTTCGCTACGCCAGGCAACTCCTCCTTCACCTACACGACGCAGACCACGACCTATCGTGTCCAGGGTGGGATTTGCCAGTTCAGGACAACGCTCCTGTTCAACACAAACGCATACACGACTGCGAGCGGAGCTTTCATTGTCCAGCCCAATATCCCGTTCCTGCCAACCTATGTCATGGGCGCCCACATCAGTTCCATGGCGAATGTCACCTTTGATGCATCCAAGGCCTTCGCCGCCGAGCTTCAAGCGGATGGAACTGTTTTGATCCGCATCATCACGAGCGCGGGTGCACTGGCTAATTTTGGAACAACGAACGTCCCGGCTTCGACGAGTAATATTCAGTTCTACATCAGCGGATCGTTCTTCGTATGAGCGACATGGTTGGTGGGACTGAATCTGCATCAAGGCGACGACCGGGCGGGAGTGATATCCATGCCCGATGACCAATCTCTGACCTTGGCAGTGGGGCGTATGGAAGGGCAGATGCGTGAGGTGGTGCACACGGTGAACAACCTTGCGCAGAAGTTTGAAGATCTAGCCAGGGCGGTAGATCGGTCTGCCCACCTTCCCCAGGCGGTCGAGGAAAACAAGGCAGACATTGCGGCGCTTGGCACCCGCGTCACGGCACTGGAGGCTATCGAGAACCAGCGCAAGGGCGCGCTGTCTCTAGGCGCCGTGCTGATCAAGACAATTCCATGGCTGATCCCCGCCGGGGTTCTTGGCGGGGTTGCAGCATTGGTTGGAAAGGCGGTGGGGATATGAAGTTGGTGGAGGAATGGCGCTCATGGTGGCGCCTCTGGTCGGTGCGAATCAGTGCGGTAGCTACCATCATCTGGGCGTATTTGCTGGCATCGCCGGACGTGATGCTATCCGTCTTGAACAGCCTTCCACCAGAGTTGCGGGACGTTCTCCCTCCCGCCGCTCCAGTGGCGATCTTCGCGCTTGTCACGATAGCCAGGTTGATCAAGCAGGGGCCGAAGAATGGCGAGTAAGGCGCAGAAAATCACAGGCGGAGGGATCGCAACCGCGCTGTTGCTGGCGGTCCCGCTGGTGGCCAAGTGGGAGGGAAAGCGCAACGATCCGTATCGTGACATCGTGGGGGTCCAGACCGTCTGCTATGGCGAAACCCGCGTGGAGATGCGCCGATATAGCGATACCGAATGCCGGGCCATGTTAGAAAAGGCGGTGGAAGGATTTGCTGAGCCTGTAGCGCGCTGCACGCCTCGGATCGCTGATCGCCCCTATCAACTCGCCGCTGCGTCGTCGCTCGCCTATAACATCGGCGTGGGCGCTTATTGCAAATCAACCACTGATCGCCGCTTCGACGCAGGTGATCTTGAGGGCGGATGTGCAGCGCTCAAATTCTGGAACAAGGCTGGCGGGAAATTCGTCCAGGGCCTCGCGAACCGAAGGGCAGAGGAATATCGCCTCTGCATGACCGGACTGTGAACCTCATCCCCTTCTCCATAAGCATCCTCCGCGCCCACTGGAAGCTGATCGCCCTCGCCCTGCTACTCGCGGCGGTCGGAGCGCAGCAATTGCGCGTGACGGGGCTGAAATCGTCCCTGTCGGCAGAGAAGGCTGGCCGCGCCGCCGATCGCTCCAATTACGAACGCGCTCAACTGAAGGCGACTGCCGACGCCTACGCCGCCAAGATCAAGAAGGAAGCCGAAGATGCAAAAAAAACCGATGCGGCTGATGCCCGCTATGCTGATCTGTCTAGCCAGTACCATGCTGCCGTCCTGCGCTACCAAGCCTCTCAGCGTGCAGCCAGCGGAACCGATCTGTCCCAATCCTCCGAAGCCACCGCGAGCGGCGACGGACCCGGTGGACCTTCCCTCGTTCCTCAGGGATCAATCCTGATCCCGCAGGTTGACGCACTGATATGCGCGGATAATACGGCGCGCCTTGAGGCCGTCAGAGAATGGGCACTAGGTCTCAACTGAGCGCCCGAATTACCGGCAAACTCACTGACCAACCATTCCCTCTATCGATGACGGCTCTCACTTCGACATTTTTGCTGTCGGTTGGAGCCGTAAATTCCCTCACGATCAGCATAGCCTTACCATCAGTTGCCTGCACTGATTCTGTGAAGATGATGTTTTGCCCTAGGTCGCTAACCACTTCGATTGCCACCCTCCCGCCGTCGCCGGAGGTGCCGATTGTCATGCTTAGTTCGTATTTGCCGCGATCCAGATTGATGTAGGGTCCGTACAGTAGAGCGCCGCGTTCGTCTCCGCGCTGTCTGAACCCAGGACGGCCAAAGACTTCAGCCCTGTCGCCACACTGACTCACATAACGCGTTTCCTGCGCCCATCCGGCACGTGACGGATCAAGTTCGCGAAGACCAAGAACCACCGCCGCTTCGCGAATAGCTCGCAATTTATCCGTGCTGGGCGATGCTATACCGATTTCCCCGCCAGTATGGCCGCCATTGAAGAACAGAAGCTCCATACCGTTCCGCTTGAAACAGTCGGCTATGAAGCTATGCGAGAACCCGCTCTCAAACCAACCTTGACTTCGCGCCACAAAAAGAGATTCAAGGTCAAGGCGCAGCCCCCAATGTTTCCACCAAAAGGTCTGCAACGGCTCGCCAACAAAGCCGATAACGCCTTCTGGCTTTAACTTGTTTTTTAGCTGCTCGATGAGACGCCAGGGTTTTAGGCAATGGTGTAGAGATTGAAAAAAGAAGGCGGCGTCATACGCACCATCTTCAATCGCGCTGATATCATCGAAGTTCATATCGCTGCGCAATATGTCGAGATTCCGCCGCCGTGCCCGCTCCCGGCTCAAGGCGGCCAGGCCAGGGTCTATATCTACCGCATGCACGTGGCAGCCAGTGAAGGCGAATACCTCCGAACTCAGCCCATGGCCTGCGCCCATATCGAGGATGCGAGCGCGGCCTGAGACGCACGACAGGCCTAGCATTGTAGTTAAGGCTCGGACATGCGCGCCCATCTGCGCAGCGTCCAGAATACCGATAGGATTCGGCGCATCAAGAAGTCGATGGCCTTCGAAGGGATGAAGCTCGCCACTCTCTTGGTTCAGGTCACGACCAGCAATCTCGCGATATAGGTTCAACTGCTGATCAAAATATTCCTGCGAGTATGGCGATAGCTCCTGGTCGACATTCGCATCGAACACTAACTGCAAATTGCCGTACTTCTCCAGGACGGCTGGGGCCTGCACGTTCGCGTGACAGTCCGCGATATCATGGCAAAGCTCATCTAATTTAGAAGTATGAAGTTGCATCAGTTGTTCCCAGCCTGCCTGATTCAGCCCTATCGCCAGTCGGGTAGCACACCATAAGGCGGCGAGAAACTGTTGATGGACCGCCTTGAAGCTGTCAGGGAATGGGCACTCAGCCTCGATCCCAATTGATCTTCATCCGCGCCAGCAGAATAGCCTGTGACGGATATCCCGCCTCGTTCAGCGCATCGATCACGTCCTGAACCTCTTGCGGGTGCATAGGGTATCCCGCTTCGATCTGCTTCACGAGGGCGTGGTATTCCTGCATGGCGGGGTCATTGTCGCGGCGGTAGATTTCGGTCTGGTCCATGACGCATGTTCGCCGGGACGGAGCGATTCGGTCAAGAGTGGGCGCAGCGGCAGGAATCGAACCTGCAAAACCATACGGAGTCGAACCGCCTAGCGAAACGCTGTTCCCAGACCATCTGCGCCTCAACCCTTATACCCTATCCACCGCTGCGGGTGAATCCCCTTAGGGACGAATTATTCTCGCCGAAGCCTGAAGCAATCCGCTTCTGATAGATCGACGGCGGGGGCTTCCTCATGGGCCTCAATATATTCCGCGAATGCCATGACCGCCTGAGGGATGCTGTCGGCGTCCACAGGCAGGCCAGAAAGCCGCTTGGCTTTCGCGATAGCCCAATCGGAGGGTAGTCCGTTCGTCATTTCTTCACCTCATGTTCGCCGGATGCGATGGCGTCGGCCGGGATGATCATGCGGGGCGGGGTTAATTCCAGCCCCTTAAGCGCCAATTCCTTGTAGCGATCACGCTCCGCTCGCAGCATCGCCAACTCCGCGTCACCCTCGAACGCCTCACGGAGGGCGATGACAGCAGCGTTCACAGCGATCTCGTGAACATCGCGCCAGCGGATTTCGTCATCGCCAATATGCTGGCGCCCCTCTTCCTCTGCGCGAGCAACGGCGCTCAAAACTCTTGCGCGGAAGCGGGCATCGCGCTCGTAAATGCCGGTGGCTGTCTGGTCGTTCATGGTCATGCCCTTATTATAGCCCTCACTCACCCGCGCCTCCATTGGCTTTGCGATCTGGCCATGGTCGCCATTTTCCGCGTTCATGCTTCTGTATCTTCACCGGCCCATCCTTGGAATAGACGGCGGCATAATGCATGATCTCACCCTGTGCTCGCACGCCTTCGGTCCATGCGACCGGGATGCCATCCTGTACGATGCGGAAGCGGATTCTATCGTCCATGCTTCACCTCTCCATCATCCGGGGTAAGGGCGGCAACGGACGCGCCTATAGAAACCAGGTATTCCCCACCCAGCGAAGCCCAATCGAATGTATCCTGAAACGCACCGCAAACGTGATCCCGGCGCGTAAATGGCTGGCCCGGTGGCGGCGTATAGGATGACCACTCGATCCCCAGGCTTCGCAGAACCTGCGCGCCAGAGACAGGCGGGGCGGAACGGCACTCTCCTATATCGCCCGCATCGCTACTCCAATGGTCACACCCGGCGCAGCATCGCCCGTTCTTCCAAAAGAACTCATCGCAGCGTTTTTGGTAACGGCGCTCCCAATCCTCGCGTCTGCGCTCCTTCATCGCTTCGATAGATACCAGCCTGCGCCGCTCTACTTCCGATGGAGGAAGGTTGCTGAACATCACCCCTCCCCCTGCTGGAGCCGTGCGCGGAGGTATTCTATCACCTCGTCAATGACGCGCCGGTCGCAGATGATGACGTTAGGATCAAGCGTCAGGCCGTAGTTCTCACGGCTCTGTAGCCGCTCTACCAGCGCCATCAGTTCCTCTGGTGTGGTCATGGGTGCTTCTCCAAGCGTTCTGGAAATTGGCACTTGAGCAACCGCGATTGCTCTACCATCATTTCGCAGCAGGCCATTGCCGCTTTCTTCGCTTCATGATGGCGCGCATCGAACATGCGGGCGCTAATCATGGTCGGCAGATGTGTGACCGTAACCCATGCCGCGTTCGGCCCACAATGCCACATGCCGGTTAGCGGGCGATCCTCGACCAGTTCGATGCGATATTCGTCAGGCATCCTCCCCTCCCTGCGAGCGGCCACCGAGAGCGGATACCGGAGGCCATGAAAAGTGCATCTTCCAATCGCCGAATGTTGGCAATGCGTCGGCGGCATAGGCGCATCCCCATAATCTTGCCGACGCTCGATAGATCGGGTTGCGCGGGGACAGGCTTAGCGGCAGCGGAAACCAGCGAACGATATTCCAGGCCACAAAGCCTTTGAAGCGGAACCATCCATAGGAAGCCAGTTCACTCAGGCTCATGTTATGCTCCTGGGTCATGCTGATTTCTCCTTGCGGGCGCGCTTTACCTCTTCCCACTGTCGATTGACGCTGCCCATCTTCGGCACATCCTCTGGGAATATGCCGTCTCCGCAATGCGGGCAGGTCGGGACCATTTTCTTGCGGCGAAACTTCTCGTCCATCTGCTTCGCTGCGATCCGAATGAGGTTGTGATGCTCGGCAGCAGCAACCGCTTCCTCACGGCGTTTGAGAGCCTTGGCCGCGCTGTCGAATCTCTCCACCAGCATGCGGAAGGCGTCGAACGGCTCTATGTCCTGCTCGCAATCCTTGCACCATATCCGGCGCTCCTGTTGGTCATAGATAAGCGGCTTGTGCGCGCACATCGAATGAGGCCGCCGCGATAGCCCGCGTGCAACGCGAAGGTCGCCAATATCGACCACGTTAACACCGCCGAGGAAATCCTGCGGAACGATTGGCGGCGTCTTACCATCCCCGCTCATGCTGCCTGCTCCTGAAGGCGGGCGGGCTGCCATCCTAAAGCCGCCGCCTGCTCCCGCCACATATGGCCGCGCCGGATCTTGCTCACCATGGCATGGCCTATCGGCAAGCCTTCCGCGATCTGCTTGTTGTTCAGGCCGCGATTGAACCCCGCGACAACTCGCGCGAGACCTTCCTCGGTTAACTTCGCCGCCCCATTACTTGCGCCCCGTTGATCGCCAGTGCGCGCCCTGCTCCGCTCTACCTTGTCCTGCGCATTGTCAGCCGCAGTGCCCCAGCGCAGATGCTTTGGGTTGCAGCAGCAGGGACGGTCGCAACTGTGGAGGGCTTGCAGGCCGTGAGGCTCGATGCCCGTCTCTAAGGCGAGCGCGACCCGGTTGGCCGCAGCGGTCGTGTAGGGGGTCATCTTGAAGCGCCCATAGCCGCTTGTGGTGACCGACGCCTGCCAATCCCAGCAATCATCATCCCTGCGCCGGTCAACCTTCGACCAGAAGCGTTCGATAGCTGGCCCACCATATGGGCCTGTCAGGTGTGGAAGAATCCGAATATATCGCTTCGCAGCCATGCGATGTCCCTTCATCGTTTGGTCATGGCCGGGACGCTGTTTGCGCAGCTTTCCGGCCCGATTAGGTTCGCCAACCGATTTGCGACTCGTAGGGTTTCCGTGAGTCAAATGGGCTGGTTCGCCACACATTCGACTTTGAAAAGTGGCGGTTCTTACAGTCCCACCCTGTCCGCCACCTGTCAAGCTGAAACCCCCGTATTTACTAGCTTTCTTGCCCATTTTTGGGGCGGTTCGCCAAGCCCTTGTTCTTGAGGTTCGCCACGCCGGTAGCCGCTAAATTCTTACGATTTGCCTTGGCGGCATAGTAGGCGAAGGTCTGGTTTTTCTTGTGACCGGTGATCGCCCTGCCCTCCGCGTCGGTCGCTCCCGACTCCGCTAGACGGCGGCTCATGGCCTTGCGCAGGCCGTGCAGCGAGCATTGCGGCAGTCCAGCGGCATCGCACCATTCGCGGACCTTGTTGCCAAAGCCAGCGACAGAGAACGGCTTGCCAAAGCTGGTCAGAAGGAAGAACTGCATCCCCACCACCGGCATAGCGTCGATCGCTTCCCTCGTCTCATCCAGGCACTCCACGATGGTCGGGTCATTCCCCTTCACATGCTCGATATAGAACAAGCCTTCCTTCAACTGGTCGCGCTCAAGCCGTGCGACATTGCAGCGGCGAGCGGCGGTGTTAAGGGCTAGTTCCAGCGCGAGGCGCGCCATGGTGCCTACCGGATGCTTCGCGCGGTATTGCTCGATCTCTTCCTCTTCCCATGTGTGGAAGCCCTTTCCGCTCTTGTAGCTGTCCGTCTCCGTCACGGGATTGTCGCGCCGTATACCGGCTTTGACCGCGATGTTGAACAACCGCTTCAGCACCTTCCGCAGATTATTGGCGGCGGCGGGGGTGGAGGACATGCCGCCAAGGATCTCATCGATATGGGCGGTGGTCATGCTGGCGGCGGGCAGATCGCCGTAGCGCCTGCCTGATTCCTTCCGCCTTTCCCGGAAGCGTTCAAGGATGCCCCGGTAGGTGGCCTTGCTGTTGTCGGCCATCTTCTTCCAAGCTGGGGTCTTATAGTAGCGGATACAAAGATCATCGATCGAGCCGGGGATGACCGGCTTGGCGCTGATCGGCTCGCGTTCGATCTTGCCTTCCTTAGCCGCCGCATACTCAGCCATAAACTCGGCTGATCCGGGCTGTGCTTTGAAGTGGTGGGCATGGTAGCCAGCCTTGCGGAACCGGTAACGGGCCTTGCCGTGCCGGTCCTTATATTCGGTCACTCCGTCCGGTAGCCAGCTACGCCTTGTCATCTTCATCCCATGGGTTGCCCGCAGGCGAAGGCTCGCCAGCGTCCCCGATAATGACCTCGATTCGGCTGTTCGCCAGATCGAAAATCACCCTACCCTTTTCCAAGGCGGTGCGCTTCACAAAGCTGGCGACCTGATCCACCTCAGATTTCTTGATACGTGCGGGTGCAGTCATCAGCTTCCCTCCTCCAAGGCAGCGCGGATCATCGATTGCCAGACGGGGCCAACTTCGCCTGTGTCCAGCCAACCAGAGGATGCCGCCTGCCCAGCCTGCATCATTGCCTCTGTAGGCTCCATGAGGGCTTTCAGGGCGGCGGTCATCATCTTGCCGATCATGTCCGGGGCGACATGCCGCATATCGCCATGGGTCAGATGCTCGCCAATGTCTGCGCGTCCGCCGTTCTCGATGTAGGCGCAAAGGGCCGCGACCTTCATCCGCTCAATCATCTCGCTACCCACGATCATCCCCCTTCCCTAGTCCTGCCAGCCCGCTTCCGGGCGATGCCGTTTCACGGCCCGGGCTACCCATGCTCCGCACCGAGCCGGTGCCCGTCTCGGCCATCCGGTGGGTATCCCTATCGCGGTCATAGACCGACCAATCACCATTGGCATGATGCCTGACGCTTACCGCCTCGCCATTCGGTGCGGCTTCGTGGATCGCGTCTATAAAAGCGAGTAGGTTCCTAAAAGTAGGAAGCGCATTACGAAGCGCCTGTGCCTCCAACGCGATGCTCGGCACCGTGGACGGAAACGGCGGCTCCCATCCGTAGCAATCTGGCGCATGTTCTGCGAGCCAATCCAGCACCGACGACGCTTGAGCCAGTGTGCGCGAAGGATCGAAGCCCGAAGGGGCGAGACTGCTTGCAGGCTCGACGGGAACCGCGAGAGCCTGATCCGGCACGGACGCGCCCTTATCCATCTTGTTTGTCCTTCATCCCTAGTCCTGCCTGATGGCGGGAGAGAATTGCAGCAGCCTTTGCGTGCGCCGGATTTGTGCGCCCGTTGGAATAGGCCAGCATCTCGCTAAGGGCCTCCACCAGTTCAGCCACAGCAGCGCGGCGGTGGGCTGCGATCTCTGCGACCTGATCGCCGCAATACCAACCCGCGTTGACCTGTCGTGCCAAGTCGCTGTCTGCGCCAAAGCCGCGAAGGCTGATGAACAGGTCACGATCCGCTTGGATTACCGTATCACTCGCCATCGGTCGCCTCCTTGGCAAACAGGTGCGGGTAAAGCTGGCGGGCTGACTGCTCCAGCCACGGCATCCGCCAGCCAATTTCAAGTGGGCCAAGCCAAATGAACATGGCGTTGGCATTGCGGAACTTGGCGAACCGGATCGGGCGATAATCTTTCCAGAGCAGCGCGAACGGGCGTGTCTTGATCCAGAACAGCTTACTTTTTGGAAGTCCCTTCATACCTGATCCTTCCCCTTGGCGGTGAGAGACAGGCGAACGCGAACCGGCACGATGCTATGGGTATCCAGCATCGATTTGTTCGATCCGATGGCGAACCGTGCAAGATGCGCTTTGGCGGCCTCCTCATCGTGGAACGGCAGCGGGGTCCAGAATTTGCCCTGCGCGTTCAGGATGCCGTAGAAGGTGTGGCGATAGTCGTCGCTGTCGGAAGTGGCCCCCGCCTCGGCGGACGCCGCTGCCGGGAGGGTGCGAGCGTTCCAAAGCTCGGTGACATACTCGACCGTTTCCTCGCGTGACAGGCTAAGGTCGCCGGGACCAGCCCTTTCGCGCCAGATGCAGGTCCGATCGCCCTTCTCATACATCCAAGCCACCGCCTCCCCCGCCGCTTGCTGGGCTGACGCGACCTTTATCATCGCCTCCACCGCATATCTTGCGAGAACGCTGCAATCATCCAGCATGTCGGCACGGCTGATCTCATACCCGGCTAGACCGCTAAGGATACGACGACATTCCGCCTCATCCACTGCTTGCTGGGCTGACAGGGCTGCGTCAAGCTGATCCTTCGACCAATTCAAACCCACATCGCGATTGCCGAACTGCTCAATCACGCGCTTGAACTCATGGAGGATATAGAACGGCCGATTGATGCCGGAAAATCCTCCAAGATTGTTCGCCTGCAAGTCTGCCCACAGTTGTTCAGCGCGGGTTAGCAGCGCCTTTCCTTCGCCGTCGTCCAGCAATTGCGGATATAGCCTGCCCTCTTCCTCACCCCCTTGCTGGGCTGGAGGTGTGTAATCGCGGGCGCAGTCATAGTCGCAACTGTGTCCATACTGGACGCCACAAAGCGGATGATGACGGCGGTCAACTCGGGCTTGAGGCAGGGCTTGCTGGGCTGTGGGTTCGGGTTGCGTGAGGGCGGCGCGGGTTTCCTGTGCAGCACGCACTATGGTCGGCACAACATGATAGCCGTTCGCCTGATTTTGCTCAACCGCATCGCATAGGTGGACCACAGCCTCCCTCAGCCTCGTTTCTGCTGCGGGGGATGGAGGGGTGGAGGGAATGCGATCAGCCACCTTGCCGCAATCTGCCCCGGGAGAATGGCAGCGCGGACAATATACGTCGCTGTCGTCACCGCCGCTATCAAGCCCGCAATGTTCGCTTGATCCTACCCATCCGCACTTGTCGCATGAGGAAAGGTAATAGGGCGGATTGAAGTCGAACGAAACGACCGGGCCCGTGTAGGCTGGGTCTATCCGCCAACCGATCCCCTCACCCTCATCGGTCGCCGGTTGATGGGGGAGAGCGCGAATGGCCGACGCAGTTTCTGCGTCCGTCAGGCGGTCCCAGCTTGGGTGGTCGCATTCGGGGGCAGGATGGCCATCATGGCCATCGAAAACCACGCCGCAAGTTCGGCAACGGAAGCCGTATTCAGCTAGGGCCGCAGCCTTCTCCAGCGCCCGCTCTGCATGCGTCTGGGGGAGATCGGCCGGAAGACGCAATACGCGATCAAGCTGGGTCAGGCCGCAGCCGCACATATCGGGATGGTCGGCGCTGCTGGTGCAGTCGTCGCGGTGAGACATGCAGGACACGATGGCCTGCGCTTCGATCAGCTTGTCGGCCAGCGCCCGCTCTTGCCCGGTGGTATCCAGGCTTTCGGTTTTTGGGTTGGTCATCCTAAATCCCTTCTGGCGATGCCTGGCGGCCCGCGCTCTCGTGAACCGAGCCTGCTTCGCCGTCTCGGCCGTTCCGGCTTCGATCGCTATCGCGGTACCCGTGGGAATCCTCGCAGGATGGGCAGATGCCGCTATGGTTCATCGCCTCGCGCCCGCACTCTCCGCATGTCGTGAAGAAATGGCGCTTCATTCCTGCAACTCCGTAACGGGCACCATCTTGACGCCGGGGAGCCTGACCAACCGGATCGGACCTTCGGAAAGCGCCTCGATAAAGCCGATCAACATGTTCATGCGGTCCTGCGGCAGGCTGGCGGCGCAAAAGTTCTCATCGCCGGCATCGACCACGATCTGGACAATTTTAAGGGCTGCTCGCTCGCTCACTTCATCCTCTCCAACTGCGCCCTAAGCCGTCTTGCGTGATTGGCCTTGGCTGCTTCGGTAAAGGGCTGGTGCGCGATAAGCGGCGTGCCTGCGGTGCGATGGCCGGGGCGGCTCATGCTGGCGCTGCGCTGGTGGAACAGGGCGGTCATGCCGGTTGCTCCGAAAGCTTGTGCCGCAGGGCCATGGCATCCCACCAGGCATTATGCTGGACAGCGCCGGGGAGTGTGGTCGGATAGCAATCGACATTCTCAACGATGAACGTCATGCGCTCGTAATCGGTGGATGCCCATTGCCCGTCTGTGCCGGTTGTGAGGGCGCGGCAGAAGCGCATAATATCGACCGGGCTATCTGCAATGATCTTGGGCTGTGGATCGCCGCCAATAAACTCGCGGATACGATCACCAACCTCATTCTCAACGCACCACGCCGTCTCCTGCGCCTTGTCGTTATGGATGATGGGCAAGACGTTCTCGGCAACCCATGGGTCAGTTACCGGATCACCGCAGACGATAATCATCATGCTGTCTGCCGCGCCATTGCGGACAAGAGCCATGCTCAACAGCCGTCCGTTGTGGCCGTCAAACTCGCAATCGATGTAGTAGCGCATCTGGATCGCTCCATCTGCCCTTTCGATCCTTGGACCGTCCGCTGGGCAGGGATTGGCTGCGGATGCCGTGAGGGGGTTAGGCGGGATTAATCTCGGCCAGCAGGGCGTTGATCTCTTTGTCAAAGCCGTGCCCAAGATTATCGCGCAGCATCAAAGCGAAGAACTGGCTGTAGATCGGGTCGCTGGTGATGTTGTCGGCAGTCACGTCCGGGTATCCGAACTCTTGGAGGTTGCGGGCCCCGGCGCTTTTCAGGTGCGCGGTCACATCGGCGGACATCTTGCTCACGCCACAGCCCTCCCCTGCTTCCGTCGTTCACGGGCGTTGCGCCATAGGGTGGCATCCACCTTGTTGGCTTCTGCTTCGGCGCGGGCGGCGGCCAATTTGTCCTCTAGCGTGAGAGCCATCTGGCGATTGCGAAAGGCGTTGCTGCGCGCTTCCTCAAGCCGCTTGATCGCCAACGCCACCTTGTGCGGCAGGGTGCGCACGCCACTGAACTCTTCCGCCGCGACATGCTGCGCTGTGTCATCGATCAGCCTGTCAGCCTTCGCAAGGATGGCTTCGTGGCGCTTTACTGTCATCAATCCGAACATGGGTGGTCTCCCTTATCGAAGGTTCATCTGTGCGCGCTTCGTGCTTTCGCTCGTGCGCCAAGCTTCAAATCTCAGCCGCTTCGCCTCAGCTTGGGCGCGGAGAGTTTCAGCCTCCATCGCCGCAGATTCCCAATCAGCGCAGGCCAGTTCATAAAACGGGTCGGCCTCAGCCATCTGTTCGCTTGCGCCGGCCGGATTGCCGTCGCCCTTGTACTTGACGAACAGGGCGGCACGGACACGCTTGCGGCGTAGATCCATGGCCTCGGCCTTCACCTTGGCTTGGCCAGCCGAAACAAAAAGGCGCTCCGCCTCATCGATGGCGCGGTCGATCGCGTCAGCCATTGTATGCGCTCCAGTTAGTTCGTGCGATGGCGACCAGATCACAGCCGGTCACTTCCAGAAACTTCGCTTCCGTGCCTTCTCCATGGATGCTGCCAGGGCCGGAGTTGTGGTGTCGCACGCATAGGACAGCCACAAATCTGTGGTCCCGCTGCCTCACCTTCTCCGGCAGGCGGGCGAGGATATGGTGGATCACCGTATCCCCTGCCCCGCAGACTACGCAGCGGCGATCCAAGCTGTTCCAGTATTCCTTGACGTGGCTGTCAGGGAACCGGCCCTTTGCCTTGATCCGCCCGCGCTGGACGCGCCCGCCATTGCGGCGGGGCATCGCCCGCTTCTTGGGCAAGGGGACGCGCCGCATCAGCATCAGAAGGGCACCTCGTCATCCAGAGACTCTTCGCGCCGATCTCGCGGGCTACTCCGTCCGCCGAAGCCGTCTTGATTGCGATGGGTCAGGCCGTCCTCGCCGCGCTGCCCGTTGGCACCGTCAAGCATCACCAGCTTGGCGTCGAAGCCCTGCAAGACAATTTCGGTCGAATAGCGATCGTTCCCCGATTGGTCCTGCCATTTCCGAGTCGCCATCTTGCCCTGCACAAAGACCTTGGAGCCTTTGCGGAGGAAGCGCTCAGCCACCCCGGCCAGCCCTTCAGAGAAGATCACAACCGTTACCCATTCGGTGCGCTCGCGCTGCTCACCGTTGGCCGATTTCCATTTCTCAGTGACAGCTAGTCGGAGATTGCCGACCTTCTTCCCGTCGCGGGTGGATTTGATTTCCGGGTCCGCGCCAAGGTGGCCGATAAATTGGCACTGGTTCAACATCAGGCGGCTTCCTTCCGATAGATGGCGGTCAGGGCCGCTACATCAGCATCCACTTCCTCGAGAAATTCAGTGACCAAGCCTTCAAGCTCGGCAATGCGGACATCGTCCCGGTGGTGGCGCTTCACGAAAAGCTGCATTTCCTCCGGGAGCCGGGGATCGAACGACACGAAGTCGCACCACTGGCGCCCTGTGCAGGCCATTTGCCAATCCATCTGCCCGATATACTTGGCTGGGATAGCCTGGCCCTTCAGCGTCTCAATATGCGTGGCAGTGTTGGGACACTTGATCTCGACCAGCCCATCAACGTCAACAAGGCCGTCAGGGGAAGCGCCACCCATCGCGATCCGGGGATGGATTACAAAGGCTTCCTCGACCACGTTATGGCCGTGCAGGAAGGCATAGGCGGTGCGCGCCTGATCTTCACAATCCACGCCCCACTGCATGGCAGCGTTCGTGAAACTGTCCTGCCGCTGTCCGGTAAGCCGTTCGGCTACGAGTTGGGCGCGATAGTTCGCCCTACCCGCGCCCCAACCTGTTTTCGTCTTGGCGCACACATCCGCGATGCGCGAAGCTGTCACCTTGCCGAGCCGGATGGCGAACCAATCGTCTGAACGCTGCTCCATCACGCGGCCTCCTGCATCGGAGCCGCATTGGGCTTAGCTTGAAGCGCCTTCAGCGCATGATCGAAGCGATGTGCAGGCAGATCGGGCAGCGCGTCGATCTTGTAGAACTTGCACAGCACCTCCAGGTCAGCACCCGTGCGCTCGACTTCCTTGCGGAGCGCGCCAAGCTGCTCCTTGCTGACGACCTCGCCGGTTTCCTGCCCGCCACGCTGCGGAGTGGACTTAACAGCGGCGTTTCCGTCATCATCCTCGGGGCAAACGCCAAAGGCCGTCATCAGAGAATAACGGCGGGCATAGGTCAGCGCCGAGCCGTAACCCTGCGCGTCCTGCTTACCAGCGGGAACGAACAGTTTGCCGAAGCTGAATTGCTCGCCCTCCGCATGGCCGACGATCGTTTCGACGCAGACGCCGCCCTGCTGCTCATGCGTCATCTGGACGAAGAACAGGTTGTGCTTGGCAAGCGCCGGCTTGACCGCATCAACCACGCTGGACAGGTCGGCATATTTCGACTTGAACGCCGGGTTGTTCCGGTCCTTCAGCGCCCCTTCAATCTCAGGGAACGCCTTAGCCATCGCGGCAAAGAGCGCGTTCATTGTTCATTTCCTTCCGGTTGAAAGAATGGATCTGGATCATTCCTCCCCGCTTCATGAGCGGCGATGATCCAGGAAAGGTCGACGGCGTCACCCGCGACAATCGATGTCTGCGCGTTCATGCTGCGACACTCAGCGGAGCGAAGTCGGCGGGGATGGTAAGCCCCTGCTTGACATGAAGGTCGAGCAACGCGGCCTTGAACGCCTCGGTGAAGTTCATATCGTTGCCAAGGCCGGAACCGATCGCGGTTTCCGTCTGCACATTGACGCCGATAAACTTGCCGTGTTTGGCGTTATAGGCGGTCAGGCCGATGCTGCGCAGGCCGTGAATGTCGCATAGGTCCAGTAATTGCTGATCGAGGGTGGCAGCCATGATCAAATCTCCTTCAATTGCCGTTCCAGCTTCGGACGGCTCAAAAGCGCATCCAGAGAGCGCTGGAATTGTGGAACCTCTCTCTTGGGGAGCGATTGGCTGATGTGTATGAAGCGGGCGATCTCGCGATTGCACTCGTGCAGC